AAATCAGAAGAAGATTGGAGACCTAGATTGTTTTCCAAAACTAAGACTGAAAGTAAATGCCCATTTAGTTTTTTATTTAAATGAAATTTGAACATTGTAATCACTTAGGTGATCTTGAGTTGGAAAAGAAAGAAACCAATGGGATGAGATTATATAATCTTCCTGATGGTCAATGGGTTCCATCTATTACGTCAGTAACATCTTTTTATAATCGTCAGATCTTTATCGACTGGAGAAAAAGAGTTGGTGTAGAGGAAGCAAATAGAATCACAAAGAAAGCAACTGCTCGTGGAACTGACTTTCATGAAGCAGCACAAAATTATTTGTTGAATCTTGAACTTAATTGGGATGATTATCAGCCCGCTACTAAGTTTATGTTTCACCATGCAACACCATATCTAGACAAGATAAATAATATACACGCTATAGAAAGAACTCTTTACTCTGAATACCTTGGTCTTGCGGGTCGAGTTGATTGTATAGGTGAGTATGAGGGAGAGTTGGCTGTAATAGACTTTAAAACCTCAAATAAAATTAAACCAGAAAAATGGTTAGAGAATTATTTCGTTCAAGAGATGTTCTATGCCAGTGCTTACTATGAATTGACTGGTATCCCTGTGACAAAGTTGATTACTCTAATGGTAACTCCTAATGGAGACGTTAAAGTATTTGACAAAAGGAATAAAGGGGATTATATTAAGCTATTAGTACGTTACATTAAAGAATTTGTCACTCACAATACTGGGTCAAAACATGAAGAATGAACTAGAAAAGGCTTTTGAGGATAAGTTTTACTGCCCTGCAAAGTTTGCACAAGAAATAGAACAAATGGTGCAAGCACATCAGGATATGAATTACATCGATGCAATTGTTTCTTTCTGTGAAATCAACTCTATTGACTTACAATCAGTTCCTAAACTGATATCGAAACCTTTGAAAGAAAAAATTAAATACGAAGCACAAGAATTAAACTTTTTAAAGAAAACTTCTAGAGCAAAACTTGTTTTTTAAATGATGCCTTTTGATGCATACCGTTGTTATATCTCTCTGAAAAGCCACTTCACAAAAGAAAGTTATGATTATCATAAAGTGGGAGTGCTTACCAGAGTAAAGAAAGAAACATTTTATAAAAGAAAAGATAGATTTTGGTTTGAAAAATTTTCAAGACAAAAGAACGATAAGGAAGTCGTAGACTTTTTTGTATCTAATTTTGTAGCACAACTGACCCATCACGAATGTATATTGGTGAGTTGGTTAAGAATGGAGAGGAAAGATATGTTGATTGGAAAAAGAGAACACAATCATTATCATATGTTTTTATAGAGGAATCTGAATCTTTATTTAAAGATCATCAGATGGATGAAGTCTTTGATTGTAGTAAAGGCCACCCAATTATCCTTAAAAAGTTTCTGGGTGGTAACATAAGCCTTGAAACTTTAGTAATCTATGATAGAATATTAGGGTATGGAAAAGACTTTGATAAAAAGTTAAAAGATCCAGTGTGGGAAACCGTCAGTAAGAGGGTTAGGAAGTATACTCCTTTCATAAATATTGATGTATTCCGTTATAAAAAAATCTTAAAGGAGGTTGTTATCAGTGGCACTTAGTAATGAAGAAGTTCTTGAGAATCTCAGGAAACAAATAGTTGAAGTTAATACACAGTATGAACAACTAGCCACCACTCGCTTAAAACTTATGGGTGCAATTGATGTGCTCGAACAGATTGCAGCGAGTGTTGAAGAACCAAAAACAAAGGTGAAGAAATGAGTTTTTTCGACTCAGAAATAGTAAGAGCAGAAATGGTTGAGATTCATGAACTCCAAGAGGATGTTTATGAAAATTTCATGAAGTTTCCATACATGAATAATGCTGATAGGAAACATCATATCGATCAACTAAGTAAGTTAATCGAGAAACAAAAGATTGTTTATGCAAGATTGAGTTTATCTGATGATCCTGATGCAAAAGAAATGAAGGAGAACATTATGCAGTCTGCTGCGTCAATGGGTCTCCCTGCCAACGTTGATGTTGGTAAGTTGTTTGATCAAATGACTGATGTAATTAGTCACATGAAAGAAAATAACTCTTGACACTTTATATTATTAGTTCTATTATAATAGAATACACACAAGCCAAATCCAATTAATCCGAGGAAATCCGAATGTCTTTCGCAAGTCTAAAAAAGCAGTCATCATTAGGTTCGTTGACCGCTAAGTTAGTCAAAGAAGTAGAAAAAGTAAACAACTCTAGTGGTAATGGAGATGAACGTCTCTGGAAACCAGAACTAGATAAATCAGGTAACGGTTATGCTGTTATCAGATTCTTACCAGCACCAGATAAGGAAGAAATTCCATGGGCAAAGTTATATACACATGCCTTTCAAGGGCCTGGTGGTTGGTATATAGAAAATTCTTTAACCACTAATGGTGGTAAAGATCCAGTCTCTGATTACAATAGAGAACTATGGAACAGTGGAAATGAATCCGACAAAGATACAGTTCGTAAACAGAAGCGTAAGTTATCTTATTACAGTAACATCTATGTCGTAAAAGATCCTACTAACCCACAGAACGAGGGTAAAGTATTCTTATTCAAGTATGGTAAAAAAATATTTGATAAAGTTATGGAAGCAATGCAACCAGAGTTTGAGGATGAAACACCAATCAATCCTTTTGATTTCTGGCAAGGTGCAAACTTCAAATTGAAGATTGTTAAGAAGGATGGCTTCTGGAACTATGATAAGTCAGAGTTCGATTCACTTGCACCACTTCTTGATGATGATGACGCACTAGAAGCGATATGGAAGAAAGAGTATTCTCTTGCTGCTGTTACTGCTGCAGATCAGTTTAAGAGTTATGAAGATCTTGAGAGACGTTTAAAGTATGTTTTAGGTAAGAAACCTGCTCAACAACGTTACACCCCTGACTCAGAGTTAGAGGATGAAAGTGAAGGTAAATATGCAGCTGCTGAAAAAACAGTAGCAGAAGCCGTATCTACACCTACTCCATCTACAACTGTAGATAAAGATGAAGATGATGCTCTCTCATACTTCCAGAAATTAGCAGAGAGTTAGTGAGATATAATCAAATCTGTTTGACTCTTTTAGTTATAGCAGCTTATATTAACTTACTCAAATAGTCTGATATTATCAGCACGTTTTAAGGATTCACTCACATACTGGGTGGATCCTTCTTTGTATTGCATCATCTCTTCTAGATCATCAAAGACAACGTTTAAGTATAATGGTTTGATTAAAAATATTCTTCTCTTTTTATCATTAACTGATTGTTCATATTGATAATTAGTAACTGCTTTTGATACAGGATTTACTGTTACTTGTTCATCACTTAATGGTTCAAAATAACTTACACTTTGACCTGCACTTACTCTGACTCCTTTTGGAAATATAATTACCCCACTACTATCTTTAACTTCATTTGATTCATAGTGGTGAATCTCATCAAGTTTTGCTAGAGTTCCGTATTTGTCTAACACATAACTTTCAAATGCTTGTTGATTTAAAGGCCATTCATTGTATATGTTAACAATATTATTAGATAATAATACAACCCAATCTAAAGTGGGATCACCATAGATTTCATTAGCAACATTATCTGGTCTATCATCACCACGAATACTATACTTTTCAAAGACAGTCAGATCTTGAAATAGATCCTCTCTGATCTTTCCTTTCTTGAAAAAGTTTTTGACTTGAGTATAGTTTGAAATAAATTGACCGTCTTTAGTGCGGTTAACATATTCAAAGTCTGGTATGTTACGGAAGTATCTGTTAGCCATATTAGAAACCTATAGATTCATCTGTGTCTTGATCGAGTGCAGTATAATCATCATGGTAAATTGGTTCTAGTTCTTGGAAACTCATTGACATTTCATATGCAACCATAGAGGAGTTTTCGTATGTTGAATAATTACCATCAGGAGTATAGTTGATATTGAATCCTGTCAATGCACATTCTTTGATCTTTGGTAGATAACCATGTTCTTTCCCTCTTGCAGTTAAGAATCTAATTGCATATGTGTTTGGTGCTTGTAAGAACAACATACTCTTAGATCTCTTCACCGATTGTGATTGTTTAAACATTCTGATTATTTTCTTTATCATTTGTGCTTCTTCAAGATCTCTAGGGCTCATTTTCCAACTAAAAGAGAATGGTCTTATCGCTGGGCCTTGAAAAAGCATTTCCATATTAGGGTTAATGACTGATCCAGTTGTTCTTGACAATATATCACCACCAGTAGCTGCTTTAGTTAATACTGCTGCAACTCCTTTCTTTACATCACCAGAATTTTCACCAATTTGTTGTGAGATCTCAGACACAGAATCTATTAATCCCTCTACTTGTTGACTTTCTTTTTGAATATTTTTAAAGAATGCTTGTGCCATAGCAATTTTTGCTGGATCCATTTCACCCTGAGACCAAGCGACATTGTTACTATCAGTCACGCTGCCAGGCACGGGTAAGAAAACACTACCTAACACTCTTTTTGTGTAACCATCTCTACCACCAGCATCACGACTTTTTGCTATCTTAAAACCTTTTATTTGTTTTGGTTTATATTTCAATACAGATATCTGCATCTTATCCTGATCACGATTATAAGAAAGTGCTACTGGATAATAATAAGTATAACGTGATCCATACTTATCTCTTGGTTTTGCTCCTATTTCTGATGGCAATTCTGTTATTAATGTTCTATTTCCACCAACTGGATCTTCAGATGGATTACCTTGATTACCTGATCCTTGACTGCGACTTAGTTCTCTTATTGCTCCTGCCTGTGTTGATAGACCACTACCTCTACCAAATCCTAGTGTTCTAAAATATTTTGCGATTGCATTTGAACTTATATTATTAACTTGTGAATTGAAATTACTTTTTCTGTCATTAAGATCAGACCAACTTGCGTCTGGTAATGCGAATCCTAAAGTTGTGTCATCATCATCTAAATATTTTCTTTCCCATACTCCATTTGCACCAGGCCCTCTTGTTGCTGCAGTCGTCCACGTTGCATTGACACCACCACCCGTTACACCACCATCAATTGCGGTTCTATCTACTTGTAAATTGGTAGTAAAAGAACCAGGCACTGCTTTCCCATTAGCATTTAATCTCCATGTGTTGTTGGATCTATATGCTATTTGATATTTGGTTGCGTCGTCTTTGGTATAGGTTCTCACCCAACTAGAGCTATTAGCAGAGGTAGTCATTTATAGGGTTTTTATTTATTTAGTGATAAACTTTGCATAAGGTATTGAAAGTAGGTCATCCAACTCATCATGATTAACCACATATAGTTCACCTATGAGTTCTTCCCATGTGTAATTACGAGATGATTGCCAGTGAAAATTGATTCCTCTAAATCCCCACTTGAATAAATCTGTGCAAGCAATCAATGGGTGTTGATCATATTGTTTTTCAGGAGTCTTTGCATTGTATACAAAGGTATAATATTTTCCTACATCAGGAACAGGTGTCACAGTGCCTTTAAGCAAATCCATAATTTCCAACATCATATCCTCTGGATCACTATGATCTTGATTTATAGTGTTGTCTTCAAGTCTACTCATTTGATACCTAACTCATCTTCAGTGATTATCTTAAATTGAATCATACGATCCTCACAAAACTCTACTGCTGCCTTCCACTTTGCTTGATTCACAGCATAGGTTTTACATTCATAGAGATATGATTTAGTCATTCTTGATCTTTTCTTGGGTGGTTTAGTTTGTTTCTTTGGTTTAACTTCGACAACATAGTTTTTAATTTTACTATTTTTCTCTTTTACTTTAATAATGTAGTCGGGAAAGTAACGATGCACACGGTTATCAATTGGAGACATATAAGGTATGGAAAACTCTTCTGATGCCCAAGATATTATGTTTTCATTTTTATCACACCACACACAGAAACGTCTCTCCCAACTACTCCTACAGATAATATTGTTTGGATTGCCCTGATATTTCTCTGGATTTGATGGTTTATATCGACTTTTTATACTTTCTGCCATTATCTTGCATACATAATATATAAGGTCAAATGTATTTATAAATGGCTTCCATCCCACCACAGAGATTAACAGTAGATAAAATTGTAAAAGATTTGCTAGAGCCAGCAACCACCTCGTTTTATCAAGTATCAATTCAAGATCCAAAACAATTAAATGAGAATGAAGAATCTTTTGGAAATTATCTTAGTAAACAAGGTCTTGGAAATTTTTTAAATTTTAAATATCTTGATAAAACAAGGAGAGAAAAACTACAATTATTCTGCTCAGAGGCAACACTGCCAGGTTCATCTTTAGCAACAGCAAACTTAGATAATGATTTTACAGGAATTTCAGAGAAGTATGCTCATCGTAGAGTATTTGATGAGGAGATTTCATTGACATTCTATTGTGACGCAAAAGAATATATACCAATTAGATTTTTTGAAGCTTGGATGTCATATATGACAAACGATACAAATGATAGACATACTGGTGAATTTCATTATAGAATGAAGTTTCCTGCTAAGTATAAAGGTGGTTTAGAAATAACAAAGTTTGAGAAGAATCTAAACTCACAAGATCCCGTCAGAGGTAGAACAAGACCATTAACATATAAATTTATAGATGTTTTTCCGAAATCCATCTCAGCAATGCCTATCACATACGATGCTTCAGAATTGTTAAAATGCAGCGTTTCATTTTCTTATACTAGATATAGTGCAAAACCTAGAGCAAATGGTTTAGATTCAGGATTCGCATATGCTGCTGGTCAATTTGCTAATATTGCTGTGGATAAATTAACTGGAGTAGATTTACTTGGTGATGTGGTGGGAGGAGTTGTTCAGAGATCACTCTCCCAATAACCCTACTATATAATATACTGAATTGCATAATAGGATATCATGCCTTTACCAAAAATTGCGACACCAACGTATAGTATGGTGTTACCATCTTTAGAAAAGGAAATAGAATACAGACCTTTTCTAGTGAAAGAGGAAAAACTTTTAGTTCTTGCTTTAGAAACTGAAGATACAAAACAAATAACTCAAGCAATTAAAGCAGTGCTTAAGAGTTGTGTTCAAACAAAAGGAATCAAAGTAGAATCACTACCAACTTTTGACATTGAATATTTGTTCTTAAACATTCGTGGAAAGTCAGTCGGGGAAACCATAGAAGTTAATATAATTTGCCCTGATGATGAAAAGACAAGTGTTAAAGTTGAAATTGACTTGGATACTATTAAAGTTCAGAAAACTGAGGGTCACACAAACAAAGTTGAGTTGGATAAAAGTTTAATGATGGAACTTAAGTATCCTTCTTTAGAAGAGTTTATTAAAAGTAACTTTGATTTTAAAGATGAGAATGCAATGGATCAATCATTCAAGTTAATTGCATCTTGTGTTGATAAGATATATAACGAAGAGGAAGTATGGGTCGCAGCAGATTGCACAAAGAAAGAGATAACAGATTTTCTTGAGTCGATGAACTCATCTCAATTCAAAAAGATTGAAGAGTTCTTTACAACAATGCCTAAATTATCACATACTATAAAGGTAAAAAATCCAGAGACAAAAGTTGAAAGTGAAGTTGTACTTGAGGGTTTAGCGTCTTTTTTCGGGTAGCAATGATCCATATGGATCTTGCTAGTTACTACCGATTGAACTTTTCGTTGATGCAATACCATAAATACTCATTAACTGAGATTGAAAACATGATGCCTTGGGAACGAGACATCTATGTTGGATTATTAAAACAACATCTCGAAGAAGAGGAACTTAAACGACAGCAATCGAAGAATGCCTAAAACACCTAGTGCACTAGAAATATTAGAAGGTCTCGGATACGATCCAGTTGATATCGAATCCGATGCTGATTATATTCGTGCGTTAAAGGAATCTTTTAATAGGCTTCAGATACAAAATCCAAGTGATCCTAGATTAGAACCATTAGCAGATGCAGTAAAAGGATATAGACACGCAAAGAGTGGTAAATCAAGAGCAGCAAAGAGAGGGAAGGGTGAATCTTATGATGGTGTAAATGCAAATATAGATTCAAAGGAGAAGGCTAAGGCATTCATCACAGGAAAAAAACCTGAAGCGTTACCTCCAGCACAGGATGCTGGCGGTGGTGGTGGTGACATGTCTGGTGTGTTAACGAAGATATCAAATGATGTTAACATCATCAAAGGTATTGTCAGTGCAGAAAATAAAATTGAAAAAGATAAAGCAGATGATACTAGAGAAGCAAGAGAGAAAAAGAAAAGAAGTATGAAAGAAAACCTCTTAGAGGGTGGAGGAAAGGCATTTAAAAAAGTTAAAGGTGTAGTTGGAAAACTTTTAAAACCACTAGAGGGAGTCTTTAGTCGAATCTTTAAATTCTTAAGTTTGTTTCTTCTTGGAACAGGAATAATGAAACTCCTTGATTGGATGGGTGATTCTGGCAACCAGAAAAAATTACAATCAATGTTCAGGTTCCTGAAAGACTATTGGCCTGCAATCGTCACTGCACTACTGGCATTCGTGCCAGGATTCCCTGTTCTTGCTGGTGTGATTGGATTGGCAGTAGGTTTTCTTCCAAAATTAATTACACTAATCAAATCACTACTTGGTTTTGGTAAGGAAGTAGATAAAACACTTAAGGATGGGGAGAAAGATTTAACCAATCTTGATGAGAATGCTCAGATATCAACTGAACAAGATGATTTAAAACAAAGTAATGTTAAAGATGATACAAAAGCAACAGTAAAAAAACCAAAAGATGCACCAAAAGTTACAGAACCTCCTATGTATGCGAATAAGGGTGGTGAGGTTCCAGGCTCAGGTAATACTGATACTGTTCCTGCAATGTTGACACCTGGTGAATTTGTGTTGACTAAAGATGCAGTAAACCAATATGGTGCTGATGCATTATATGGAATGAATGCTGCTGCTGGTGGAACTGGTAAACCAAAATCAGGTAAAGCACCTGATGCAGTCAAGAGACCTAAAAAAGCAAAGGTATCAACAGTTGGAACCATGATGAATCTTGGTGGGTTAAAAATGGGTGGTATGGGAGGTGATGTTCAATACATGAGATTTGGTGGTATGGTTAAAAACTTTATTTCTAAGACACCTCAAGCTCGTGCCTTCAGATTTGCAAGAAATCAACTTAAAAAATTACCAGTTCCACCACCAGCATCAAGGGCACTTAGAGCACTCAAAAATCTTGGAGGAGTTCCACCAGTTCCATCGATGGATAATGTTACAATGCCTGATGAACCAACTGATAGAATACCATCGTTTAATGTTATTGCACCAGGTGGTAGAGCTAAAGAACAGACATTGGGGATTAGGAGATAAGTTATGGGTTGGACTGCATTAGCACAAGGTGTGATGAAATCTGCAGGAAAAGCTGCTGCAGCAAAAGCAAAGGATGTTGCCACTCAAAAAGCAAAGAGTTTTGTTACGGGAAAAGGAAAACAAAAAGCACTTCCTGCTGCTGGTCAAACTGGTGCAAGTAAAAAAGATACTGCTATGAATATGGTTAGCAGTATGTCATCAAGATCTCCAATGCAGAGTGCAGAGATTCCAGCATCACAACAAACTATCAACGTATCTGCACAGACTGTGGGAGGTAGTGTTGGATCTGGTAGTGGAGGATCAGCGATTGTAAAACAAGTTCAAGACATCAGTGTTGTGGTAGCAACCATTGCTGATAGCATGAAAGGTAATCTTGTATTAAAGGAAAAATCAAAGAAGAAAGCAAGAACAACGGTAGAGAAAGAAAAACGTGCAGCACAAGAGAAGGATATAGAAAAACCTGATCAACCAAAAGGTGGAGGCGGTGATATTAAACAAAAATTTAAAGTGCCTGGTGTTGGATTACTTGGTGGTATATTTGGATTCCTGACTAAATTTTTCTTTGGAATCGCAATAATGAAATTAATTGATATGTTACCTGCGTTGCAGAAATTGGTTCCTGCTATGAAATTTGGTCTGAAAACTCTTAATTTTATATTTGGCCCTCCTCTTGCTGGTGCTGGATTATTACTACAAGGTCTAATTTCTTTAGTTGATTTTGGATATAAAATTACTGATGGTATGGAGAAGATAGTTACCAATATTTTTGGCGAAGAGGGTGCAGAGAAATTTAGATTTTTTATGGAGAACTTGAAGACTCTAATAAATTCGTTTATAATATTTAAAATCATAAAGGGAAAAATTGGAAAAGCAATTAGTCAGGTCATAAAAAATACGTTTAGATTAATTAGAAATTTTGCAAGAAGAGCAATAGCAAATCTAGGAAGATTTGTAGGGCCTGGTGTGAGAAAAGGTATAAAGGGAATTCTCGGTGCGGGAAGGGGTTTATTAAGTAAAGGTGCAGGAAAGGTTGGTGGATTTGCTTCTAAGATATTTGGAAAGGCAGCAAAGTTTGTTGCACCTGCGTTGAAGGGAGCACTACCAGCAGTCAAAGGATTTGCTGGTCGAATACCAGTATTAGGGCCAATAATAGTTGGTATCGTTTCTTTGATGTCTGGTGAACCAGCAGCACAAGCACTATTCAAGGCTGGAGGTGCTGCGTTAGGTGGTGCACTTGGAACGTTCATACCCATACCAATACTTGGAACATTAATTGGTGAAACGCTTGGTGTATTTGTTGGTGACTTATTATATGAATTGATAATGGGTGGTGGTATGGAAGCCGTAGGGCAGAAATTAAAAGATACACTTTCAACTCTTCTCAGTGGCGGTAAATTTGTATTTGATTTCTTTAAGAGTGGATTTGGTAATTTTATTTCTACCTTCATGGAAGAACATTCTCTTAAAGTTCCGAAGGCTCTAAGATTCTTGATTGGTGGTATTGAAAAAATTCCTAATATTTTACAGTTGTATAATCCGATGGTGACAGTTCCTCTGTTTATTAAATCATTCTTTGGTAAGAAAGAAGGGTCGGGTGAGAAAAATCTTAAACAAGAGGAAGCAAAGATCAGTGATAATCAAGATAATAAGAATGGAAATAATGCAGAAGCAGTGGCAGCAGAGACAACCTATGAAAGTGGTGAGGGTGATGCTGTAATTATCCCAATTCCAACCAAACAAACTAGAACAGCTTCCACTGGAGTTAGAAAAAGAGGTAGTGGAATGAGAACAAGAACAGTTGTTCTAGATGATACTGAACTCGCTATGTATGGAGGTAAATAAGATATGAGCCAAGCATTTAAATCACAACCAGCAACCATATCAAAAGCAGATGTAGTATCTAATTCAGATACAGAGAAGACTGCTAGTTTAGTTAATGGAATAATTAGTCTAACTTATTTTGAAAGTATATTACAGGATAGTATTAAGGCATCTATTATTTTTGGTGATGCTGGTAATGCAATTGATGGAAAATCTGTGGTAGAAGGTCTTCCACTTATAGGAACAGAAGATTTAAAATTGGAGATGATGGATAATAATGAGGAAAAACTTAAAGTTAATATGGTAGTTAATTCTATGACTCCTCTATATGAGGATGGTAGTAAGAATGTAATTAATTTAAATCTAGTGTCAGAGGAGTTTCTCCGTAATGAAATGGGTGAATCAAGATGTCGTTCTAGATTTAATGGAAATATATCTGATAATATTGAAAAGATATTTAAGGATAGACTAAAAACTAAAAAAACATTAGATATTGAGAGAACATCTAATGATTATAATTTTCTTGGCAATGGTCGCAAACCATATTACATATTAAATATTCTTTCTAAACAATCAATACCCGAAGGTGGTGAAGATGGTAGTGCTGGATTTCTTTTCTTTGAAACTGCAGATGGATATCAATTTAAATCAATTGATAAATTATTTGATAAAAAACAAAAGAAATCATATGTTTTTAACAACACGACTGATGCAAAAGATGGTATTCCAGCTGGATATGATGGAAAAATATTACAACATCAAGCAGATAGTTCTATCAATGTGCAATCTAAAATGAACATGGGTGCATATAAAACTAAGTTGGTTATGTTTGATCCATATAATTGTAAATATGTTGTTAATGAAAAAACTGCTGACGAGGCTGTAGAGAAAAAGAAAGTAAAACTTGCTGGAAAAGGATTGCCTGTATTCAATGAAAAGTTTAAAACTCCAACTAAAGACTTTACTAGAACGACATTCATGATGATTGATAGTGGAACTTTACCGTCTGGTGCTACTGAAGATCAAATCAAAGAAAATCAGAAAGATAATTTTAAAGCAGCACAGACATTAAATCAGGCTATTCGTAGATACAATCAACTTTTCTCTAGTATGATGGAGATAACTATCGCTGGAGACTTTAGTTTACATGCAGGGGATGTAATATTTGTTGACATATTCTCTGTCAAAGGTGAAAAAGATGATACAGTAAACAAGGAGAGTGGTGGTCTATATATTATAGCCGATTTATGCCACTATGTTGACTCCGCAGGAACTTACACTAAGTTAAATCTAGCAAGAGATTCCTTCGGAAGAAAGGGTAATCACAGCACGAGGTAACTATGACTACTAAAATTCCAAATCAAGATATAAACCATGCAAACATTGATCCTAAAGATGGAAAAGAACATGTTAATCATGGTATGTTAGAATATACAAAAGATGATTTAAAGATTCACAATGAAGCATTTCACGATCATGAAGAGACTGAAGAAAATCTTGGGGGTGCAAAGATAAATGATTGGCACACCCGTCACGAAGATAAGCATTTAGAAATATACTGCGATAATCATCCTGATTCATTTGAATGTAGAGTATACGACGATTAAACCATGGAGGGAGGATCACTATTCAATCCTGGCTTTCTAGGATCAAGTTTTCATTGGTTTATAGGCCAGATTGCTGATGATTCAACGTGGAGAGAAAATCAAAACCCTGCCAAGTTTAATAAGGTAGAAGATATACCAGCATGGGGATACAGATATAAAGTTAGAATTGTAGGTCAACATGAACAAGAAGAATCAGAGGTAACTGCAGAAGAACTTCCTTGGGCTCAGGTCATGTATCCTGTAACTTCTGGTAATGGTATTGGTGGATCTTTTATGACACCAGCCCTTAAACAGGGAATGTTTGTCTTTGGATTTTTTCTTGATGGAAAGGATGAACAGACACCTATAATTATGGGTTGTCTTGGTAACAATGCTAAGACTAAACTTGAGAGAAAAATGGGAACTGAAGGTAGTGGTGGTAAGAATTTTGTGCCACAAAGCTTTCACTCTATTCAACAAAAAGTAAGTGATTTTGCAGATAGAGTTCTTAAAGATGCTGACTTTGCACCAGGCCAAGCGGGTAATGAAGCATATAGTTCACCGTCGAAAGAAAATGTATCTAAAGAGGCATCAGATGCTAATAATTTATTCACGATTTCTGATGAAAGAACAAGTTATGTATTGGAGAAATCACACGCACTAGCATGCCCTAATCCAGACACGCAAACTGATACAAAAAATATGCAGACTGTTATACAAAAGGTGTCTGAAAAAATAGAGAAATTTCAACAATCCCTTTTGGATGCTGACAAGGCTGGTGGATTACCAGTTCTTGAAATTGATAAAGACATAGACAAAGCAATTGAAGATGCCTCTGAGGAGATGTCAAAATATATGAAAGGAACTATGAATAAAATTCAACAGTTCACTACCAAAGAATTTAATGAGAAACTTGCACCAATAGAAAATCTTACTCCACCTTCCATGACATTGGATGTATTGGAGAAAAAAAATGAGGGTTTAGAAAAACTTTCATGTATGTTTAATAGTATGGCAGGTGTTGCACTTGTGGGATTACTCGCTGCTGCACTAAAGAAGGCCTTTAATAGAAAGAAAAAGAAAGCAGAGAATGCTGCTGCTAATGCTGCCACATCTGAAGCAGGAGTTGTTGGTGTAAGCACATCATCAGTAATACCAAGTATTCCTACGTTAGATACACCTGGTTCTGGTGATGTTCCTCCTCCCTCTGCCGATGGATTTTACAGACCTACACCACTCTGTGAGACAGAGGAAATTATTGGTGAAGTATTGGGAGGAACAATCAATACAATTTTACAAGGATTTGATGGTGCGATTGGCCCTGTGATTGATGAGATATCAAACTCTCTTGGAGGATCATCAACAGAAACTGGATCAGAAAATATAGGAACTATTGATAATGCAATAAGCGAAAATAATGTTTTAGCATCTCTATCTTCTGGTGCTTTAATTTTAAGTATAACTCAAACCCTAGCAGATGAAACCAAAATAGATCCTAATAGTGTTGGAGGTGCGAATCGTTATTGGTCAGATGGCACTTGGAGTAGTGGATTACTCTCTTTCATTGATGCTGCTGGTCAGAATACACCAGACAATCAGCAGTTGATTGCGGATGCTTTATTATTAATTGATGATAAATCAGATCCAGATGGTATCGCAGCAGGATTAGCACTATCATCAAATATATTGGGTGTTGATGAAAATATTTTAACTGGAATAGGTCTTGTTTTTGGAGCAATTGACATTGGTGATATCCCTAATTTAGTTTCCTCTTCTGGTAGTTTAGCAGCGACTAACCCAAGAATCTTGAGTGCCATTGCTGGTCAAGGTGCTGCCATTTCTGATTTAACACCAAGCGGATTGGGTTTAGGTGCATTAGGTGGTATGAATTTTGATATAACGACTGCGTTAGGATTTGTTAACTCAATCACTAAATTATTCGACTGCGATCCTGATCCAGAATGTTCACCAAATGATTCTCATACAATGCAAAGTGGTGGTGGATCTTCAGATAAACCTAACACTTCATCTATTGCAGATTCTGCTAAAGAAACTGCAAATATCACGGAATCGAGGAAATCTTATGGAACAAGTATAGAAAAGTTGAGTTCTAGTAATCAAGGTGTTACAATAAAGAAAGTATTTGCTAAACCAAAACCAAAACCACTTCCAAACGAAATCCAAAATCCAGGTCAGATACAAACAGCATAATGCCAATTTCACCGACATCATTCGATAATATTAAAGTAGGATACATCAGCGAAACTGATGGATACATTCAAAATGTATCCATTGCTGATGCAAATTCTTATGCACAATTGAATCCAGAGACAGAATTTATTTTTATTGATGGTGATGAGAAAGTTAGATTTTTGACAATTAATGAAGTCAACGCATTAACTCCCAAAAATTTACTGAGATCTGATCCCTGTTTAACTGGTGATCAACCTTGTGGCCCACCAAAACTTAAATTCTTTGGAGGTGGTGGTGTTGGAGCAAGTGCGAATCCAGTGGTAGATGTTAAAGGAAATTTAATTACAGTTGATCTTGTGAGTGGTGGTTTTGGATATACTTCACCACCACAGGTTCAAGTTCTTGATCCTTGTAAAATTGGTAGTGGTGCTGTTCTCCAAACTATCATTGAGAATGGAGTGGTAGTTCAAGTTATTGTCAGAGATAGTGGTCAAGGTTATCTTCCACCACCTCAGACGGTTCCTCAATATCCTGCTATCATAGAACTTACAGGTGTGACTGTCACAAACCCAGGCTTCAACCATAATTGTGGAGTCGATACTATAGAAGTAATACCAAGTAATGGAACAACTCTTTCATACAGTTGTGATCCTTTCGGGAAAATAAGGTCTGTATCTGTTGATAAGGGTGGAAGATTTACAGAACTACCACAAATTAGAATGAACACCGAAACGGGATTCAACGCATCCTTTGTTCCTGATTTTAGTATTATTCGTGATCCACAACCAGTTGAACCAATATTAACAGATGTGGTTCAAGTCTTTGATTTAGTTGGGTTAAATATAAATGGTTACGTTGATGGTAAACCATACTATGGAAATGTATACTATGTGAATGGTGTCAGATATGCAGGAACATCTGCTAATTCTGGAACTAATATTGTGGTTTATGATACTCAACTTTCTAGTGTTCAGAAGAGACCTATTGAGGATACTAATGTCTGAGAAAAAAAATTATTGGAGCCAAGTTTGGAGTGCCATGAATGGTGCTATTACTTTTGGTAAATTGAGCCCAAAGGGAGATGTCACTTCGAGTGTTCACATTCAAGCACTTGATGGTAGACATTTCATGGCATTTGATGAGAATGGCCCGAGAACAGGCTATACTTTGTTAAATTCACCTGGTTCAACCTTTATTCATAGTGGTGAGGATCTAGAGCGAAAGCAAGAGGCAGTCGTAATTCTTGCAGAGAATGGTGACATACATCTTAAAGCAGCAAATGGAAAAATTAAATTAGAGGCACTTGATATTGAACTTATTGCCAATGGTAATGCTCCACATGGTGTGCTTTGGGCAAATGCATACGAGACCTTGAAACTTGACTCAAAAAATGTTACAATAGATGGAAAGCAATCTTTAAAGATGATGACATCAGGATTGATAACAATGAGAGGAGGTTTAGGAACTCAAATGTTCTCACCTCTTATAGAGGGCATCTCTCGTGCATTAACAAAAGATAAATTACCAGAACCTGGCGAAACAAACACAAAGAGTATCTAACATGGCATTTGCATTCGACGAATTATTTGTATACGGTGGTCAGATCATCGCTAGTGCGAAGAAGATAGTTCCCAAAGCATTAGGAGTTGGTAATGAAAAGATAGATCACTCAGCATACATTCAAGGTAACACACAGATTGGAAAACCTGATGCTTTCTCTGATGCTAATGCAACATTGATGATTGGTAGAGAAGATACGAAAGGAACGGATCGTTCACTTTTTATAAGAGGTAATACAAAACTTGAAGGAGATGGTGGAACAAAATATACATTAAATGTTAATGGTGATGTTACTATTGTAGGAAACACGGATCAAACAGGAAATATAACTGCATCTGGAACTGTTAAGGCAGCAACTCTTATCGGTGCTCATACAAGTGGTAGTATAAGTGGTGGTGTTGGTGGTAAATCAGCTGGTGCAAAAGCATTTGATATTCCTCACCCATCAAAAGATGGATATAGATTACGACATATATGTGTGGAAGGCCCAGAGTCAGCAGTATATTATAGAGGTAGAACAAATAAGAACATCATTCCGTTACCTTTGTATTGGAAAGATCTAATTGATCCTGCATCACTTACAGTAACATTAACTCCGATAGGAGCACATCAAAATAT